AATGCTATCGTGTTAAATAAATATATTTTCATGTCTTGAAATACCATTGTTAATTTGTTTGTTCAACTTTATTTGATAATTCTAATACCGCCCGAAAATATGTATGATCGCTTAAATCATCTTGTAAATATGTAACGCCACTATTTGATACCGAATAACAATTGAAATTATTGCCACTTAGATCAAAGGCACTTTGGTTTTTTGTAACCAATAAAAACATTATACTATTCATTATATTATTAGCATCTAAATCACCACCAACATCGCCTAAGAATCTTGTAATCACCTCAACCCTTGTTATACATTCAACATTATATCTTGTTTGGTTATCATCAATTTGATTGGTTGAAACACCATAAACCCTAACGTGAGGAAAAGTTGCATTTGATGGCACACGATTATAGAATGGTATATTTTGACCATCATGTTGTACTTGACCACTACAAGTATCAATAATTTTTTTTCTAATATATTTTATTGGATCTCGCATTATTTACTTATACTTTTTAAATCTTGTTCAATTTTCTTTAACATTTTAAATAAACCAATTCTAACGGCAGGAAAAAAAAACGGTTGTGGGTTTATATTTACTTTTCGTTTACCACTCCCTTTATATAATCTTTTAATTTCACTTGGTGGTATTCCTAATTTTTTAGCATCAGTTACATCAACTTTTGTACCCGTTCCAAACTCTTGATATGGTGCATACATTGCGGTTGCAAATATTTCAGCTGAATTGCCTCTAGCTTCTGATCCAATAGATCTCATCAAATCACCATTATCCTTTGGTGCTTTGGATGCGGCTAAACTTACAATTTCACTGGCGGTTCTACCAATATTTTTACTTAACTCAATTGTTGATTCCTTTTTTAATAAAGCAATCTTTTTTCTAAGTTTTGCCAAATCCGTTTCACTAATTTTTATATCAATTGAACTCATGCACCAATTTTTTCTGCGATTATTGTTGTGTAATTTTTATAATCCGATTCAAATATGTCATTGATTCTATAATCACCCGTTTCATTTTCAACTTGGAAAAACCAATTGGTTGATGCACCGGTGTTAATACTATCAATTGTTGCGGTACGGCATATTAATTGAACATTAGTTTTTGTTTGCCTTTGACCATTTTCACTTGACCTATCCCCTTTTATTTGTTTGTAGTTTGCCCATATTGTTGAATATGTTGTGTCACCATCCTGAAACCCACCAAAACCATCACTCGCCTTTGATAATTGTTTTATTACAATTCGTGTATTTAATTTACCTGGATTCATAAAAACATAGCTTTATATGAATTTAAAATATCTCTTGTATCGGTTGGTATATCCGATGTAATTGATCCGGTTATAAAATCACCCCTATTCTCATAAAATGTTGATGCTAATTGTAATATAGCTTGTTGTAATAATGAATCATCTAAACCGCTAGTAATATAAACAACGGTGACTTTTTGGGCATATCCGTTATCGAGTTCAATAGTTTCTTTGTCAAGTCCAATGTTAGTGTGTGTTAAAGCAACACCATCGGCATGAATAGATGATATTGATGCAACCGGTCCAAAAGGTAAATCAAATATCCCATTTGTTTCATCTAAATAATAGGATCTATTTTTTGCCACAATATCTCTTGATATATAATTCTCACACCATATTCTAGCTTGTGTTATTTGTTTAGCAATTATAGTATCATCGGAACTTGTGTCAATCTTTGCATAAAGTTTTAAATCCGCAGCACTTACGATTTCCGAACCGGTGGTTGAATTTATTTTAACTTGCCTCATTTTTAGTTTCTTTGTTTTTATGTTTCATCTCTTTTGTTTCTTTTTTTGGTTTCGCCTCTTTTTTATCTACACTATCCGCCCAACCTTTTTTAACAAAAGAATCGAATTGAATTTGGTTAACCTCAATTATATCGCCCTTTTCATGTCTTATACCATCCTTTAAAATTGATATTTTTAATTTAATTTTCATAATACATATTTTATGTAAAGATAAAAAAAAAGTGCCACTACGTTTTTAGATAGTGACACCTTAAATTTATTTATGAAATCAATGCAAAGTTATTAAAATTTTTTTTAAACATTCCGTTTTTGCGGATCCTCAATGATTTTTGCCCATCATTTTTTATTATGTAGAACCCTTTGTCATCCTCTTTATATATGTCAAAAAAATCAACATATATCAATTCGTAAGGTTGCCCGGTGTTTCTTAATTTTAATTGTTCACTATATTTATTATTTATAGTTTTTAATCTTTTATCACCAATATATTTGATTTGTATTTTATATACTAATCCATTTTTTTCTAAAATACAATCGTAAGGTGATGAATTTAACAAAGGCATTGAAACCTTAAAACCATATTGCATGGCGGTTGCACAAAAAAGATATTCGGCAAAACAACCCTGTTGGTTATGGTTCACAAATGTAAGTTAAAAAAAAAACCGGCTAACTTAATAACCGGTTTTCAACATACACCCATCAAAACAAATAACTATAATTCTAAATCAAAAAAAAGTGGGTGTGTGTACAATATGCCAAATTTTATCTAATAATTTAAAAACTCTTAATTTTTGTGTAGCCGGTAATCTTTGCCATGCAACCGGATCAATTATGCTTTGGACACTATCATCAATTGATAGCATTTTATTTTCTTTTGTTCTTAAATTATTGTTCATTACTATAAACAGATATTGCTAATACAACTAAAAAAGTGGTTGTTAAAAAGTCATTATATAAATAGATTGATCTTAAAGCAAAACCAAACAAAATGGTTATTAAAAAAAATCTTATATAACTTTTGTTATCACTCATTATCCTTAGTTATTTCAATTAAACCTTTTGAGTAGTTTTTAAATAAATTATTAAATACAGCTCTTTCATTTTTTCTTTGCCTTTTAGATTTATTTAAATTGTGTAAAAATTTATCCCTATTTGCCATGATTAAATTTTAATAGTTAAAAGCATTATTATAAAAGCCATTATTATATGATAGCTAATAAGCCATAACCAATTGAATGGATTTTGTTTTAAGAATTTTTTATATATACTAAACATATTCGATTTGTTTTTTATTTGATTTTAGTTTATGGATTACAATTTCCAACATTAATATTTCTTTGATTAAATCCAACATCTCTTGCGGTTTTAAATGTAACCTCTTTTTTATTTTGCCAATATAATTATCCTTTGAACTATATGGAGCGGAATAACAAGAATTAATAATAATAAATTGAATTAATCTCTTTTTATAATCATCAAAATACTCAATGTCATTATTTAGGTTTTCAATAAATTCTGTTTCGATGTTCATTTTGTTTTTTTAAAAAGGGGGTTTTTACACCCCCATTGTTTTTATAATTGTCTTTCAGTTACTACTAATCTTTTGAAATCACTACATGCTTCTTTAATTTTTTCATATAATTCGTAACCATAATCATTAGTAGCTGTGCTGTAAAATATCCAACCATCATAAGTTTTTTCACATCCTAATTGTCTTTTTAATATCAAATCAGAATAAATTTTAACTTTTATAAAAGTAGGATCACAACCCATCAGTTTATTTTCATATTTTAAATTGTGATTATATTTAATATATTCAAGTGTTTTTTGCAACTTTTGATATTTTTTTAATCTTAATTGTTTTTCTGTTATTGTCATTTTGTTTTTTTAGTTATACTTTGTTTTGTTTACATAAAGATAAAAGAATTTTTTTAATTACAAAATATATTTTGCATTTATTTTATATTTATTTCACTTTACCCCATAAAAAAAGGGGTGAAAAACACCCCTTTAATTATAATAATAGTTATTATTATGGCGTTTCCAATGCAGCTTTCGCTGTACTAAATACACCATCTATAATACCATTAGGTAAATATGTAGCTAATGCCACTCGTTCCATAACTCTAACGGTTACAAAACCATCTCTTACATTCGTTCCATCCTCTGTAAAGAACTCAACCGCAACATTATCTCTTACCCATAGTTGACACGCTTGTGAGAAATTACCCACTAGGAAACTACCGGCATTGACCTCATTGTTTACGGCAATTGGAACACCTAGGAAACTAGGTTGTAACCCTTGATAAACTTGGTCTTTTAGATATGAATTGTTTGAATCTTTTAATAATAGGATTTTATGAAAATCCGTTGGATTTAAAAGAATGTGATCCGCTCTATAATTAGCGATTTGTAGTTGGTTCATTGCAGCAACTAAGACATCAAATTCATTTGCAGCGTTAACCGCTTGGTAAAATTTACCGTTTGATGATGTGTCAAAGTTTGTGCCTGAATTATATAAACCGTTTAGGTTTGGAGCAGATCCATTACCACCTAAAATTTGGTCATCCTCAACCTCCATTAATTTAGCCGGGATTCTTGCCGATAAATAGCTTGAAATTTGTGGCGTATCATGCAACATCTCATCAGAGATTCTTAAATACGTACCAATTTTTCTAACATTAGCATCGGTTGCAGTCATATCAAAGTCAGTTTGACCTAACGTTGCACCCTCAGCAGCAGCAGCAGCACCATTTGAATATCCACTCTCTTTTACATATCTAACAACATCGCTATTAGTTGAACCAATAGGAATAAGTTGTCTTATGTTTTGAGGTGTTGTGGGATCAAATTTGTACCCAGGAATTCTTTGTGGTGGAATTACATCGCCAGTGAAATCGGCACCAACGGTCATATCGGCTTTAATTTCAAATGCTGATGATCTAGATCCGCCATTTCTCATCGTATCTAATGCACCCTCATTAATAGCTTTTGTTAAATTACCACTAAAAGATTTATCCTCTTTTTGTGATGCCTCAAATCTCTTTTTATTAGAAACCTCGATAGCATCCATTCTCTCAGTAAATTTTTCTGTAAGGTTCTTGATTTCGCCTTTCAACGCCTCATCCGCCTTACCGGTTGCTGAGTCAACCGCTTGTCCATGTGCTTTTTCCAATTTAGCATCGATAATATCGCCTAATTGGTCAAGCTGATTTTTTACATTTTCATCCATGATTAATAAAATTATTTTAAAGTTTGTTAATTAAATATTTGTAAATATCAACCTCTGAACTTTTTTCAACTGGCTCAGTGATCAATTCAATCGGCTGAGTAGCGTTAACGAAATATGTTTTGAGTTTAAGTATTTCTGATTCTAAGGCATACCCCAGTTCATCCGAGATATTACCTTTTCTAAGTAGTTTACAAATGTTATCGTAACGCTTATAAACTTGATCCATATTAGATATACCTTTAACATCCAATATCTTAGCTTGATCGTTTGCCGCCATTGTAACGGCACTAATCTCATAGAGTTTAACCTCTTTGATTTCTCTGTAATCACCCTTGTTTTCTTTTACAATTGGCATAATACCAACACTATTTTCCGTTATTACACCGGCTTTCATTAGCTGTATTACATCATTACCTAATTGTGTTTTTGGAATTTCAGCCGTAAAAACCAATCCTTTTTCATCCTCATATAACTCACTCATTTTGCCTAGTGGTTTCATCATATCATGTTGGTAAATATATTTAACCCTTTTACCATTCTCCTGGATTGTCTTTTGATATGCACCACGCCTTATAATATCCTTGTCACTATCCTCATTATCAAAGTATGAGCCATACCCTTTTACAATATTATTTTTATCATCTAAATCAATTATCTCATCACCAATTGGTGCTGACTTATATATAAATTCCATATTTTATTTTTTTACAAAATTACTAATTTTTTATTATCCAATATTTTCCTCATCAACATCGGGGTTACGCCTAGCGGCAATACTTTGATTTATGGCACTAACGGTGTTTCCAATCCTTGTAATACTAAATTCCGGTATTCTTTGATTACCTAAACCAACACCAATTTCATCAAGATCGGTTATTGGGATAGCACCCTCAACGGGCATCATAATAATTCGACACCTACAATTTACAACATTCCTAGCCGAACCCTCACCCGGTCTTGGCATCTCCTCACCGCCAACAATAAAATTTTCATTCATATTTACAACTTGACCATTAGCCGCCTCATGTGCCGGGCGTTCCCTACCATCCATAATGGTCATCCATCTTTTTGTTAAATCATTTTCCGAATATAATGTTCTAGCACTTTTTTCTAATGCAAAATTACTCGCCCTTGTTGATTCCGTTCTAACCAATCTCTCGGCTTGAAACTTACTATAATGTTTGAATCTCGATCTTAATATCCTAGCTTTTTGTTGTTGCCCTAAACTCATAAACTCGGGATCTCGCATTAATTGTTG